ACGTTGCAGCAGCAAACGCTGATGTAGCTAATATGTTCTACCTAATAAATGCTTCTGCTAGAGGTGCTTTGAAGTCAACTGAAAAAGCTTCAAACACAGCACAGTTCGTATTTGAGAACAATGAAATAAATGGCTATCCAGCTATTGTTTCTAACCAACTTGCAAACAACGATGTTCTCTTTGGAGACTTCTCACAATTTGTAATCGGTATGTGGTCTGGTTTAGATCTAACAGTTGATCCTTATGCAAATGCAACTGCTGGTAGCGTAAGAATAATTGCGCTGCAAGACGTGGACTTTGGAGTAAAACAACCGGGTGCGTTCTGTTTCGGAACATAATCACATGAAGGTTAAACTGCTAAGAGCAACAATGATCGCTGGAGTCCCAACGGACTCTGGCTCTATTGTTGATGTTGAACAGCATACTGGTGAATATCTAGTTGCTATTGACAAGGCTGAAGCTTATGTTGAAGCTTGCGAAGCACCTATACCTAGTGCAGAAACACTTGTTGAGGAAGAGCCTACTTCTGAAGATAAAGTTGATTTTGTTCAAATGACAAAAGCACAACTTGAAGTTTACGGAAGACAATTAGGACTTGAACTTGATAAGCGACATAACAAAGCTGATCTAATTGTTGAATTAGAGGAAGCAATCTCAATTAAGGAGGAATCTTAAAATGTCTGTTATCCAACAGAACCTAGAGAAGTTAACTGTTGTTGCTGGTGTTGCTACTGCTGCTGTAACAAGCACAGCTACATCAAGTGCAATAGATCTACTCGAATACGATGGCGATGTGATGCTAATTTTGGATAGTGCTGCTGGTGGCGGTTCTTCTCCAACATTAGATATTAAATTAACTGAATCAGATGCAACAAGTGGTACATACACAGATTTGTCTGGTGCTACTTTTACACAGGTAACTGGCTCTGCTTCAATGCAAACACTTGCAATCAATAAAGATTCAAGTAAGCGTTTCATTAAGATTGTGCAAACAATCGGGGGATCATCCCCAACATTTACTTTTAGTATCAACTTGATTGGTCTTAAAAAGTACGGCTAAATAGTTAGCCCTCTAACGAGGGCTTTTTTTTTCTCATGGCTTTTACAGAGGATATAGATACTTTCTTTGGAGATTTTTCAGAGAGTGTATTCTATGACAATGCTACTTATAAAGGAATCCTAGAGCAGCCTGACGAAATTGTTGCTGATGATCGTGTATTGACTACTGATTATCAATTAACAGTTAAGACTGTAGATTTAGGTTCTTTAGCATATGACACACAGATAGAAGTCAGCGATGTTAAATACAAAGTTAGAAGTGCTAGAAAGATAGATGATGGTACTTTATCTGTAATTTCTTTAATGAAGGTTTGATATGGCTAGTAAAAGAGAACAGATATTAGCAAAAATCAAAACCAACCTAACAGGAACTACAGGAGTAGGAACTCGCATCTATCGAAGTAGAGCAGAACCAATGACAAGAGAGGAATCACCTTCTCTAGTTGTTGAATTTGTAACAGATGAACCTACTGTTAATAGTGCAACTTATTTAAAATTAGATTGGACATTAAGAGTAAGAATTGTTGTAGTTGTTAGATCACAAACGCCTGATACTTCAGCAGATCCAACAGTTGAAAGTTTACATACTAAAGTTGTTAATGATCCAACTTTAGGAGGACTTGCGATTGATGTAAGACCAGCAACAGTAACCTTTGATGTTATTGAAGCGGATCAACCAGCAGGGATAATATCCTGTGAGTATGAAGTAGACTACAGGAGTAGTTATAACGATTTATCAACATGATCTACAATGCAACTACAAGCCTAACAACCCTGATTGATTATTATGGAGTATGAAATTCCAAATGAGGGCGGTACTTACATACTGAACCCGAAAACTGGCAAACGTAAGCTAGTTCAACAAACTTCACAAGCTGAACCCCCAACAGAGGTAATTACAGATGGCACAACTGACAAGGAAGAGAGTAATTCTAATTGAAGCTGAGAGCAGCTACGGAACTGACCCTACTCCAGCAGCAACAGATGTTGTTCTCGTAAGAGATCTAAGCATTACACCACAATCAAGCGATGTGGTTAACAGAGATGTTGTAAGACCTTACTTAGGTGCATCACAACAGCTATTAGCAAACACCAGAGTTGAATGTACATTCTCGGTGGAACTTGCTGGTTCTGGAACAGCCGGAACTGCGCCTAGATACGGAAGTGCCTTGAAAGCCTGTGGTTTCAGCGAGACTGTAGCTTCGGGTACTAGCGTTACATACGAACCAATTTCTGCAAGTTTTTCATCTGTCACTATCCACTACAACGTAGATGGTGTAAGGCATATTGTTACTGGTTGTAGAGGGACATTTGCTATTAACGCTGCTGTTGGCGAAATTCCTTCAATAGATTTTACTTTTACTGGAATCTATAACGCTCCGACTGATACTGCTTTACCTTCAGTTACTTATGGAAACCAAGCAACTCCATTAATCTTTAAAAATGGAAATACAACCAGTTTCCAGTTATTGTCTTATGCTGGTGCGTTAATGAATTTAACAATGGATGTTGGTAATTCTCTTGTTTATAGAGAACTTGTTGGTGGTACTAAAGAGGTGTTGTTAACTGATAGAGCAGCTAATGGTTCTGTAACCATTGAAGCACCAACTTTGGCACAAAAAGATTACTTTGTTGCTGCTCTAACTGACACTACTCTTGGTAACTTGACTGTTACTCATGGTACTGCTGCTGGTAATATTGTTAGAGTTACAAGTACAAAAGTAGATATTGGAGATGTGGCTTACGGAGAAGCTGATGGAGTAACTATGTTAGAGATTCCATACACACTCGTACCAAGTTCGGCAAATGACGAACTCGGAATTGTCTTTACTTAGTAAGTATTGACTACTAAGGTAGAGTAGAAGAGTATATAGCTTAATTTATGGCATTTGTTAGAAAGAAGACCAAGGTTTATCCTTGGCCTGTTGAGATTTCTCAACCTAGTGAAACTAAGATTGGGGAATTTGATACTAATGAGTTTACTGGTAAATTTATTCGTTTATCAAGATCACAACTTAATGATTTTGAATCTGCATCAGAGTTTGAAGCTTTAAAAAAAGTATTAGTTGGTTGGGATGGTGTAAACGAAGAAGATGGAACTCCTATAGAGTTTTCAGATAAGGTATTAAAAGAATTTGCAGAAGATATAGATTTTGTAGCTGGAGTATTAGATGCTTTTAAAAAATTCTATGCTAATGCACAAATGGGAAACTAACTGATGCTGCCTTATATTGGGCTTCGGGTGGCAAACAAGTTATAGATGAAACACAAAAAGACGCTGCTGCGTTTGGTGTAAAAATCGAGGAGCAACCAGAAGAAGAAACAGATTTCGAGGTGTTTGACGAGAATTGGGATATTGTAATGATGTTTTTACGTTGTCAGACACAATGGAACACAACCTTTGGAGGTGTAGTAGGATTGAAATATGAGGTATTATTACTTGATGGAGGACTGTTTGACCTCTATCATGTAGATAACCGAAAAGAAATGCTCGAAGGATTACAACTGATGGAATCTGTAGCGATGAAAGAATTTAATAAGGAGAAAAAATAGTGGCTAAAGCCGAGAGTTTTATAGTCAGAATAGGAGCAAAGATAGAAGGGTTTGAAAGCCTTAAAAAACTTGATGGAACTTTTAATAAATTAAATAAAAGTTTAAAACTTACACCATTACAATTAAAAGAAACTATAAAATCAATCACTAGATACGATAAACGTAGTGAACGAAGTGTAAATACATTTAATAAACAAATAGCAGCTTTAAAATCCTTACAAAATCAAACTTCTATTGGGACTAAAGCTTATAAAACACTTGGAGCAGAAGCAGATAGGTTAAGAGCCAAGATGGAAGCTCTGACAGGTACAGCAAAAAAACAAAAAGGATTTCTTGGAAAGATGTCAGTTGGAGGACAAGCTGCTGCTGGTGCAATAATTGGATCTTCTGCACAAAGATTTCTCCCTGCTGGTGCAGCAACAGGAGCTAGTTTGGGTTTTGTTGCTGGAGGCGCACCGGGCGCAGCAGCAGGCGCAGCGATTGGACTTGGAGTAGATGCTGTTGCAGGCGCAGCTTCGTTTGCTGGCGAATCAGCTTCATATGCAGCAGAAATACAAAAGCTACAGATTGCGTTAAAAGGTGTTACTAAGACCAATGCTGATTTTGTAAAAGGTCTTGAGGTTATTGCAACAACATCTAAAAAATTAAACGTACCCATAGCAGCATCCACCAAACAATTTACTACTTTATCTGCTTCTGTTATAGGTGCTGGTGGAAGTATAGAAGATGCTGAACTTGTTTTTACTGGAGTTTCAAATGCTATAAAAGCAACTGGTGGTAATGCAGATGATGTACAATCTGCGATTCGAGCAATGTCGCAGATTTTTGGTAAAGGTAAGGTATCGGCAGAAGAGCTGCAAGGACAGCTCGGAGAAAGATTGGCTGGAGCCGTTGTGAAATTTGCTGAAGCTAATGGTAGTAGTTTGGCAAAATTACAGAAAGACTTGAGAGATGGAACTGTTGGATTGGATCAGGTTATTAAATTTGCACAAAAATTAAATATTGATTTTGCAGAAACAGCAGAATTAGTTGCTAATTCATCTGCTGATGCAGGGCAAAGATTAAAAACAACAATGGATAGGTTAAAACTTGCGGTAGGTAATATATTGCAACCTATTGGAGCAGAGTTTCAAAGAGTATTTGGAGCTATTGTTGGTGCAATTACAGATGCTATAGAAGCATTTAACAAATTTATGGGCATAGGTTTAGGAAATGCGATTGCAAAAACAGAAAAAAATATTGAGTCATTAAGAAAAAGAATTGAAAATTCAAATGATTCGAGAGTAATAAAAAGATTAAATCAACAGTTAGATAGAGCCTTATTAAGATTAGAGAAGTTGCAATCTGACGAAAAAGATGAACAAGGTAAACCACCTGAAGATAAAGGATTACCAGAATTAACAGATATGAAAAAATCACCACTTGAATCATTTGCTGATAGTGCATTTAAGTTTGCAGATCAAGCAGAACAGGCTGTTGTAGGTGCTTTTAAAGGTATGGAAGATGCAATGGTCAAATTTGTTACTACTGGAAAACTTAATTTTAGTGATCTAGCAAGATCTATTATTGCTGATCTAACAAGGATGTTAGTTAGATATGCTATTGTGCAACCTTTGTTTAAATCAATATTTCCTAAAATACCTATTACTAATAATGCAAAAGGTAATGTATTTGCTGAAAACAAAATTGTTCCATATAAGATGGGGGGCATAGTCTCAAGACCCACCATTTTTCCCATGCAGAACGGAGCAGGGCTTATGGGCGAGGCAGGGCCAGAAGCGATCATGCCTCTGAAGCGTGGTGCTAACGGAAAACTTGGGGTGCAATCTTCTGGTGGTGTTGGTAATATAAATGTTAATGTTGATGCTTCTGGTAGTTCAGCACAAGGTGATGACAATAAAGGTCGTCAACTTGGAGAGGTTATAGCAAAAGCAATACAAGCAGAACTTG